GCTGAGATTCCGTGTTGCTCAAGTCGGCCGCCGCCGCCGACAAGGTCGACCGCACCGCGCTGGCGTCGGCGCCGCTGATGAGCGACTGGCCGTAGGCGCTGATGCCGTCGATGCGGCCCAGCTCTGTCGGCGTGAGCGTCGCCCCGTTGGCGGTGAGGTTGCCGCTGATCGTGGTGTTGCCGGCGAGGGTGAGCGTCTTGCCGCTGGGGACGGTGAGGTTCTCGGTGAGGGCGTTGTCGGAGACCCCCTTGGTGACGGCCTTGGTCTGGGCTTGCAGGCCCGCGGCGAGGCCGATGCAGGCGGCGAGCAGGGCGAGGTGGCGGAGGAATTTCATGGGAGGAAATCGAGAGGTGTTTAGAGCGGGCCTGGGCGCGGCTTAGAGGCGCTGGATCCAGACCTTCGCGTTGGTGGCGGCGTCAAAATCGTCCGGCTTCACCAGGCCGGCGGCGGCGTCCTCGGTGTCGCCCTCGGTGCCGACTTCGAGGCGCCAGATCTGGATCGCGGCGTCGATGCAGAGGAGGACCACGGTGCCGAGGGCGAGGCCGGTGGTCGCGAGGCCGTCGAGCTTGGTGGCGCCGCCGCCGGTGTGGCCGGTGATGGCGGGGTGGCTGCCGATAAAGCGCGCGTCGGCCTCGGCCTTCGAATAGGCCGTGCCGGCGGCGACGGGGGCGGTGCCACCAGAGTTAAAGCCGTCTTCGACGATCTCGACCAGGCCCGCGAGGAGTGTGATCACGCGGGCGGGGCTGTCGGTCGTGGCCAGGCTCACGACCATCCAATATTTACCGGCCGGCAGCGCCATCTCGTCGCCGGTTGCGGTGATCGTGGCATGCTGCGCGTTAAGCGCCTGCCAGTTTTCGTAGGTCGGCACCGCGAAGGAGCTGATCGTCTTCGACAATTTTACCTCGGCCGTGGCGGGATCGGGCGCGGTGTTGTTCGTGCCAGGCGTGAGCAGCTGGAGGGTGATCGAGTCCCAGTTGGCAACCGAGTCGACCAGGGTTGCGGTGGAGGGCTGGCCGAGGAAGACGCCCAACTCTACTGCGAGGTCATTCGATGCCCAGAGCTTGACGGCACGGTTGAGGATAAGGTCGAGCGGAGCGTCGAAGGAAAAGACGTTGCACGCGAGGCGGACGCGGCGGCGGGTGAGCGAGGGCATGGCGGGTTAGAGCGAGGAGGTTTCGAGGGCCCCGAAGGTGCCGGTGTAGGTATGATAAGAGGTGACGCCGCGCTGCTCCGACGAGTGCTTCACGACCACGTCGCGCAGGACGTAGCCGATGCCGCGATAGCTCCAGACCACGTCCTTTTCGCCATCCTGCTCGGCCTGGGATAGCTCGATCTCGTGCTGGATGATGGCGAGGCGGCAGTCGGCCGGGCTGGCGGCGGGGGCGCGCTTAACCAAAAACGAGAAACTGCGCCGGCGGCTGAGACGGTTGCGGGGCGTGGCGGTCGCCGCGCGCAGCCCGTCCGCCACGTCGGCCACGGGCTCGCCGTCGAGGCGAAAGCTCTCGACGACATCCTCCTCGCCGGCGAGGTAGGTGGTGGTGCCGAGCGTGACGGTTTCGACGGACATGGGCGCGGCGATCAGGGCGAGGCGACTCAGCCGATGGTCCAGAGCGCGGTGAGCGCGCCGGTGGCGATGGTGCGCACGGCGCGCATCACGACCTCGCCGGTGCGGTTGGCGGCCGGGCCGTAGGCGAGGTTGGCGGTCTCGACGATGAGGTTGTCGAGTGTGACGGAGACGGCGGGGGCGCTGCCGCCGCTGATCGTGCCGTCGTAGCCGGTGGCGGGGGCGCCCACGGCCAAGCCGTCGAGCAGGGCGGCATAGTTGACCTCCGTCATACCGGACGGCGTGAAACGGAGCGTGGCCGCCAGGCCGGTGAGTCGGTAGTTGATCGTAGTGTCGCCGTCCGGGCGGTCAGGCTCGGTTTGCAGCTCCCAGTCGATCGAGAAGCCGTCGGCGGAGTAAAAATCGACGCTGTTCCGCGCGAGCTTGTACTTCGCGTTGGCGATTTTCGAGAGGTCGAGGCCCGTCTGGGCGGCGTTGGCGGCAGCGACGCCGAAGCTGAAGAAGTTGGCGAGCGTGGCGGGATCTTCGCCGTCCTTGCAGAGACCGGTGAAGGCAATTGGGCCGAGGATGGAGTTGACGGCGGAAAGGCGGAGGTTCGGCAGGCCGGTGATCGCGGCGTTGTGGATGGTGAGCGGCGCGCCATTGCGCGGCGTGATTACGAGCGCCTTGTCGGCGGCGGGGAAAAGCGTGTCGCCGATTTGTTTGCTCGCGTAGGGAAACATCACGCCGAGGTTGTTCCACTCGGCGGGCGTGAAGCGCACCTCCACGCGGCGATCAGCCAGGCGGCGCTGCACGGTGCCGAAACCGGAGGGCGCGACGTCGAAGAACTCGGTGACGAGCTGCACGTCGATCTGGCCGAAAGCGTGGAAAGAGCCGGAGTCGTAGGTGACGTAAGCGGGGCCCTTGAGGAGGGAGGCGCGGGTGGCGTTGGGCATGATGGAGGCGGGTTAAAGGATGGCGGTGGCCGGATCGCCGGCGCGGAGCTGGATGCCGGCGGCAACGGTGAAGGTGACGTCGAAGATCGTGGCCTCGTCGTCGGAGACGTCGGCCACGGGCGTAGTGCGGGCGACGAAAGGGTTCTCCGCCTGGTCGACCAGGCGCGGGCAATGGTGGTGCAGACCGGCGAGGACGTATTCGACGATCTCGTAGGCGTTGGGCAGGCCGGTCGTGTTGAGCTCGGGCACCTCAAAGACGCGGACCCGCACCTCGAGCTGATCGACCCAGGGACCCGGCAACTCTGGGTTGATGGCGATCGGCAGGGCCGGGAAGACGTAGAGGCAAACGCCGAGGGAGTTGAGCGCGGCGTCGATATCGTTCGCGACGTCGTTGCGGATCCGTTCCAAGACGGGCACGCCGCGCAGCTCGCCGAGGGCGAGGAGGCGGGCGACGGCGGCGGCCTGGGCGGCGCGACAAAGGGGCAGGCTCACGACGCACCTCCCTGGTTGCTGAGGACGGCGACGATGGCGGAGGAGATCGCGCGCGAGTAGTTGGGCAGGCGCTCCTCGATGCCGCCGCGGAACATGGCGCGGGCGGGGAAGCGGACGCGGCGCGTGTGGGCCTTCACGCGGGCGATGCCGCTTGCGACGACACGATCACCGCGCTCGCGGGCGCGGAAGCCGCGGCGACCTTGGCCGCGCACCTGATCATTCGAGACTTGGCGCCGGGTGAAGGAGCGCACCCGCACGGTGCCGTCGTAGCCAAACTCGTGAACGCCGGCATACTTTACGTTGCTGCCGATCGAGGAGAGGATGGCGTCGCCGGAGACGACGGCTTTGGTCGGGCGCGCGGAAAGGCGCAGGCGGTTCGTCCGCACGCCGAGGGTCTGCGGCCCGCGCACGCTGAGCTTATTGCGCTGGATGTAGCCGGTCGTCAGTTCGTTTTGGCGGTCGATGGCGGCGACCAGGGCGGGCTTGAGCGCGAGCGGCCAGGCGGGCGCGGCGGCGAGCAGCTGCTGCGCGCGGGGCGAGAGAGAGATCTGGACGCTCGTCGACATCAGGTGAGGGCGTAGCGGACGAAGGGCGCGAGCATGGCGCGCACGGCGGGGATCAGCTCGATGTTGGTGAGCACCGAGCCCCCGGCCTCTGGCTCGTCCTTTATCTTCGTGCCGAGCTTGTCCTTGGCGCGCCACAGCGCCTCGCACTGGAGGTGCCAGGCGGTGACGACGTTGTCGGGGATGGTGGCGGCGCCGGCCGGCGTGGCGGTGGGGTAGCCGGCCTCGGTCGGCTCCTTCGTGTCCCAAAAATAGCCGCCCGTGTAGGTGACGCGGATCTGGCCGCCCTCGGCGAGGGGCGTCTCGAAGCGGACGACGCCGCTGCGAGTATCCGTGTAGTCGAGCGAGGCGAGCGCATCGGCCCAGGCGTCGGCGGCGCTGTCGCGTGTCTCGATGGCGGAGACGGTCTCGACCGGGTAGCGCGGGAGGATGAGCGACTGCCGTCCGCCGCTCGTCGTGTAGGCGTCGCCGACCGCGCGAGCGAAGTCGCGGTTGCAGTGCGCGGAGATGGCCGCCGCCACGCCGAGGCCGAGCGCGCGGAGCTGGGTGTCCCAGTCGGTGCGCGTGCGCAGCGAGGCGGCGAGCAGCTGAGCCTTCAGCGAGGCGAGATTCGAGAAGCCGGCGTTCATCGGGTGCGGATGGGGCCGCCCTGGTCGGGGCGGGGCATGGGCTTTTTGACGGTGGCGGGAGGCATGGTGCGGGAGGCTCTACAAAGCCCCCGAGCCGCAGCTCGGGAGCTCGAAGAGACGCTCGCTTAGCTGGCGGCCGTGATGATGCCGGCCATCGCACCGGTCGCCATCTTGGCGGTGGTGAAGCGCTCGAGCGCGCGGATGTAGAGCTGATCGTTGGCGAAGCCTGGAGCATCCGAGGTGTCGAAGCGCATCGCGCCGCGCACTCCGAGATACTGATAGGACGCATCGCCGAAGAGGCCGAACACCGTGGAGGCGTTGTTGCTCGTCGAGTAGGCGGGCAGGACGTCGATCCAGCGGATCGGGAAGCCGTCGAGGCTGGCGCCGTTGATGCCGTTCGCGATGTAGGGCTTGTCGCCGGCGGTGTTGAGACCCGCGAAGAACTGCTCGAAGCTCGGGTGGAAGTAGTAGGCGCCCTGAGCGAGAGCGGCGGCGTCGACGACCGAACGCAGCTCGCGGATCTTGGCGAGGGTGGCGTCGGAGAACTTCACCTTGGTGGAGGCCAGGGCGACGGTCTTGGAGTCGGAGACGACGTTCTTAGTGAGGCCCTCGAGCGAGTCGTAGGTCGAGGTGCCATCGGCGGTCCAAAAGACCACGTCTTCGATCTTGGCCATCTCGCGCGCGGCGTAGCGGGCGATGAACTGGCCGAGCGCGACAACCGAGTCCGCGTCGATCTCGTTGGGGAGGATGATGAGGCCGCCCCACTTCGAGGCCGTGAAGGTCGCCCAATCAAACTGCGGGCTCTTCTGCGTGACCGCGGCGCTCATCGCAATGAGGCCGAAGGCGGGCGAGGTCTTGAGCTTGGGCAGCTTCACCGTGCCGGTGCTGAGCGGGAACACGGTGCCGTAGCGGCGGGCCTGGCCGTAGGCCGCGACCAGCTCGACAACTTCGGAGGCGTAGTTGGTCGGCAGCGGGATGTCGGACGTGGTGAGCGCGGCCTTGCCATGCACGCCCTCGATGACCTGCTTGCAGGCGGGAATCTGCTCCTCGGCGATGAGGCCCTTGGAGAGACCGCGGGCGATGGCGACGGAGCCGAGCCACTTGGCGCAATCCTCGGAGACGGGAGAGGCGGAGGCGAGCGCGCCGGCAGAGCCGACCGCGAGGGCCACCGACGCGCGCACGGCCTTGGCGGAGAGCTGGTGCTTGCGCAGCTCGTCCATCTTGACGGCGATGGCGTCGTAGGCGGCTTTGACCTCGGCGACGGTGGCGCCGAGCTTGAGGAGGTCGTCGATCTGACGGCCCTTGGTGGTGATGAACTCGAGGACTTGATCCTCGAAGGATTTGGTAGTGGCGGAGGACATGATGGTTGATGAGTTGGTTTTGGGTCTGTTGCGGAGGACTTCGGGGACGGAGCTAAGCGCGCCTCAGAGTTGGCGCTGGATCTCCGCGAGGATCTGGATGCGAGTCCGCCGGCGGGGGGCCTCGTCCGTGGCGGGAGTGGTGGACGGGCTCTGCTGTTTCTCGTTCGCGATCTGCGCGGAAAGTTTTTGGACGTCGGCCTCGGTGAGGCAGCCGGCCTTGTAGGCCTTGGCGACGTTGGCCAGGGCGTTGGGATTGGCCCCGATGACGCACTGGGAAAGCTCGATCTGCTCCTGCTCCATATACACGGCGCGGAGCTTTGCGGCGGTCTGGGCGTCGAGCTTTAGCTCGGCGACCTGGGAGAGGAAGGGCGACTGGTCGCCATCCCACTTTGAGCACATGCGAACAGGCACGAAGCCGACCGAGACGGCGCGAAGGAAACCATCGCGCGCCATCTTGAAGGCCCAGTCGGCGAGCGTGTCGGGCTGGCGCGCATACTTCACGACCTCGATCAGCTTGTTCTCGCGCACCTCGAAGCTGACGACCTGGCCGAGAAGGTTGCGGATGTCGGAGTAGTCGTGGCTGTTCACGAAGGGCGCGTTCTTCGCGAAGTTCGTGAAGCGCCAGCCGCCGACGCGGACGATCTCGCCGTAACAATCGAGGGTCTCGTCGCTCGCGATGTATTCGATAGTGCCCTCCTCTTCGCTGAGGACGCGCGGCACCACGGCCAGCTCGCGGCGGACGTTGCCGCCGCCGTGGCCGAGTTGTTTGAGGAGGTCGGGAATGTTCATGGTCGGGAAAGGGTCAGCCCTCGTCGCTCTCGACCGGGATCGAGACGCAATGGCAGTTGATGACGTTCTCCGGGGAGCCGGCCGGATCGCCGGGGTGCGCGAGCTGCTCGCCGCCGACCTCGAAGTAGCCGTCGACGGGAACGACCTGGTCGTTCGCCGCGGCATGCGCGGCGCGGACGGTCGAGTTGCCCGAGGTGAGCCACTGCTTGTAGGCGATGCCCGCATCCTGCATGGCCTGCTGGCGGCCCTGGCCGTAGGCGGCGCTGGTCTCGGTCATGGCGATGACGCGCGAGCGGCCGACGTCGATCGCGTTGAACTCGGCGCGGATCCGCGCGGCGAGCTCCTCGGTGCTGTCGCCCTTGGTGATGCCGTCCTCCAGGCTCTCGGTGATGCGCGCGTGCACCTCGTCGGCGACGCCGCTGAGCTTGTTCTCGCGGCTGCGGGCAAACTCCAAGACGGCCTCGGGCGGAAAGGCGAAGGGATCGTCCTTGCCCAGCTCGGCGAAGAGCTGCTTGCCCGCGGTGTTGAGCGCGGTGGCGGAGACCTTGCGCATGCTGGCAAGGAAGCCCTCCTTCCACTTCGCGAGATCGAAGATGAGGTCGGCGGCGGCGGCCTTGTTGACCTGCGTGCCGAGGCCCTTCGCCGGCGGCACGTAGCCGCGCTCGATCTTGGCGAGCACCTCGCGGCGGGCTGCCATGAGTTCGCGGCCGAAACGACTCTCGTAGCTGCGCACCGTCTCGCGGCGCTTGGCCATCAGGTCGCGCCAGCGCGCGACCTGCTTGGGATCGCGGTCCTTCATCGCAAAGCCTTCGGCGTCGCCGTGGCACTGGCAGACGAAGCCCGCGAAGGGATCGCCGGGCTCGACGCGGCGGGCTACGGGCGCGGTCTTGGCGACGCGGGCGCGCTGGCGTAGCTGGAGCTGGAGCACGAGCGCCTTGGCCGACTCGTCGAGCCCCGTGGTGTCGGGCGCCTGGTCGGCGGGCTCGGCGAGCGCGGGATCCTGCGCCGGGTCGGCGCCGGCCGCGTCCACCGCGACGACGGAAAAGGGCAGATAGCCCACGTCCCAGCCGGCGTAGGGCTTCATGCCAAGGTCCATGTAGTCGTTGACCGCCTCCATCGGCATGCCCGCGCCCCATAGCTTCAGGCCGCTCTCCACGCGCCCGCGGCGCACCTCGACCATGACGGGGTGATCGTCCCAGTCGGCCTCGGCGGTGAGCGCCACGCCGGTCTGCACGCTGGCGATCTGGCCAAGCAGATCGTCCACCTGCTTGGCCTGCGCCATGCAAGTCCCGGTGATGAGGGCGTAGCGATCGGAGGCGCTGCCGATGGAGTAGCTGGCCTTCACCTGCGCCATCGAGGGCGGCACGCCGAGGCCGATGAAGATCTCCTCACGACCGGCAAGGCGGCTGGCCTGGATCTCGGCTCCGGGGGCCTGCGCCTTGGGATCTTCGACCGTGATGTCGCCGGGGATGAAGGCGGCCGAGAACTCGCCACGCTGGGCGCGGCGGCGCTTCTCTCGCAGCTGGGCGATGACCTGTTCGCGCTGCTCGTCGGTGGGCGGCTGGCCCTTCACGCCGATATACACGCCCTGATCGCCGTTGTTGCGCATCAGGTTTCGGGTATAGACGCCGGCGAGGTAATCGCTCTCCGCCGCGTTGAAGATCGAGGCGAGGGGCGACAGGCCGCGAAACTCGTCGTAAGGGTTGAAGAGCGGGCGGTGCTTCACCTGCTCCGGGAGCAGCTCGTGCGTGCGGCCGCCGCCATCGGTGAACACCCAGCCGATGATCTGCCCGCCGCTGAAGACGTGGCGCATGCGCTCGGGCTTGGCGATGACCAGGCGCGACAGGCTGGCCGGGTTGACGCGCGCGCGCAGCGCGGGATAGGCGGCGGTGCGGAGCAGCGGCAGCCAGTCGTCGCCCATCAGGATGAAGCACTCGCCCGCGAGGTCCAGCCATGCGGCGAGAATGGCGCGGCCCTCCGCCTGCGAAAGCACGCGACCGGAGGAGGACAGGAACGGATTGTTCCACCAGGCGGCGAAGGCCGCGTCATCAAAGCCTTTCTCGCCCGCGTAGAACTCCAGCTCGGTGGCGGCAATTTCGGAGGTCTTGAGCCGGATGGCGGCCTGCACCCATGCGGATTGGGCGTAGGGAAGAGCGAGGCGCGCGCCGCCGCCGGC